AATTTTTATATCTGTACTACCTCTCACTATCTTAATAAACATCAATTCTGTACCACTCATCTGAGTATCATAATGAATTAATATTTTGCTACTGCTTGATGTAGGAGTTATTGATACTGATAAACCTGTTATATCAACCCAAGCGTCAGATGTGGTAGTAGAAAATTTATTAGTCTTTGTTGTAGAAACAACTTGAAGAATTTTACCTCCAACACCACTAGCTAAATCGGCACTTTGTATGATTCCGTCTGGTAAACCACCAGCGGATATACCGGATACTGTGCCAGCCCCGTTAATTGTTATTGGCATAATTTATACGATTGTCCAGTTTTCTCCAGCTCCGACTGTTACAGTCACTCCGCTGTTTATTGTTATGGGACCAAAAGTTCCCGCATTTTTGTTATTACTAATTGTGTAATTGTGAGTTATAGTTTGTTCGTTTTCCCAGAAACAAGCGTTAGCTCCTGAGTTACCACCTGTAGCTCCAGCTTGTAAGCCAGTTAGATTTGAACCATCAACAGCTGGTAATGTTGCTGGGAATCTTGCATTAGGAATAGTTCCAGATGTTAAGTTACTTGCGCTTAAAGCTGTTAAATCAACAGCTGCCCAAGTCATTCCACCTGAGTTACCAGACTGTGCAGATAAGAAATATCCATTTGTAGGAGCATTACTTACTTGTAACTTTGCCTCATTTATTGCTTCGCTACTTACCTTTGCCTGTGTTATTGCTCCATTTTGGATCTTAGCTGTAGAGCATGTGTCGTCTCCCGGTGTGGGGATACTTACAGCAGAACCTACTTGAACAATAAAGACATCAGATCCACTCGGAAGATTAGTTCCAAAAACAATGGTATTAGCATCAACCATTGCGAAACCTTCAGATGGTGCGGAAGTTCCTGTATTAGCTTTTTGGATAACACCGTTAACACTTACGATTAGTTGTGCAGCAGTAGTTACACTAGCTGATGCTCCAGAATTACTAACTTCTCTAAGGTCATAAGTTGCAATACTTCCATTAAATGTTGGGGCACCTGAACCTCCAGCTGGACATAAAAATAGATATTTAAATTCACCTGTAGATGTTACTTCTCCCCAAGATGAGCCATCATAGACTTTCATCTTAGAAGCATTAGTATCAAATAGTAAATCTCCAGCATCGTTATTAGATCCGGGTTCACCGGCATTTACACGATAACGAGCATTAAAATCATTAATATCATCAGAGAGTTGTTTAATATCATCTTCTTTACCTAGTATTTTGTGATAGTTGTATATTTGACTTGAGCCTGTAGAGCTGACCATTAAGCCAACACCAGCTACTAAAGTTTCTCCATTTAAGCTTGAAGGTGCATTATTGATAGTTACTGTTGACCCACCTACAGTTCTACCTGTAGTACTAGATCCAGAACCATTAAATACAACACCGCCAGCATCAGATATAGATATAACTACACCACTAGCTGGTTGTGCATTAGGAAAGGCTACTTCGGTCGCTATAACTTCAAGACCACCTAAAGGTGCTATCTGTGCAGCAACATAATCAACTACAGCTCCAGAAGTTGGAAATTTAGTATCATCATCAGTTATGGTAGTCTCTTTAGCCATACCATCAATCTGGTTGAGGTCGGCAAGATCAGCTGTAAGAGCTGTGCTATCAGCTAACTTAGAGGCTGTTCCTGATTGCATACCAGCTAGAGTTACTAGCTCTGCGTCTGCTATTTCAGAAGTTCCAACTGCATTCGCAGCTATTTCAGAACTACCTACTGAGTCAGCTGCTAGATGTGAACTGTCTAGAGGTGAGCTTGCTATTAGTGTTTTAATTTCACTAGCTGTTTGATCTGCGGTGGCTGACGCTTCTATGCCATTAAGCTTAGTATGGTCAGCATCAGTAAATACATTACTATCGCTGGCATTTTCTACAAGTGTTCTTATTTCGGCTGCTGTTTGATCTGCGGTGGCTGACGCTTCAATACCGTCTAATTTAGTACCGTCGGTCGCTAAGTCTCTACCATCAACAGTTCCAGAAACAGTTATGTTCCCTGTTACTCCTAAAGCTCCAGTCGCAGCTGTTCCTGAAGTTTGTATGTTTTGAGAACCAAAGTTTGGTGAGACTTTAGTACCAGCTATCGCAGCTGAGGCATTAACGTCTCCGTCAACTATAGTTCCATCTTGTATTTTGAGACTTGTAACAGCACCGTCTTTTATATCGGTTGTCCTTATTTGTTGGGACTGAGCTTCCTGAGTAGAATATAAAACCTGTGTTTGGTTATTATTTAAGTCAGCAGCTCGTATTGATGAACCGGCAGCGAAAGTCGCCTGTGCGGAATCAACATTAGTATTTCTATAAATATGTACGTTGACACCGTTACCGGGAGCGGAGTTAAATACGATATTTGTATTAGAAATGGTGTAGTCATTATTAGTTTGACCACTTGAGTTTTCAGTTTTTAAGACGTTGTCAAGTTCTACTTTTACAGCGTCATTTGATAAATATGGAAATGTAAAGGCAAAGGATGTTGTCGATCCATTGCCTGTATAAAAATGTTCAGTTGTCGCCATTTGTTATTACAAACGTATATTGATTTGGCGGGTGGCTTATCTGTAAGGCAGTAATAAATTTATTTCTTCTGACTTAGGTTCTAAGTAGTTTTGTGTTCTACTTAAAGATCTTATATTCTGTACGTTAATTCTCTTGTTTTCTGCATATAATTGTTTAGCTTCAGGATCATTCTTTATTTGTGCCCATGCTTTCTTTCTAGCTTGATCGAATATTCTATTAATAATTCTGTTATGAACATAAGCAGCCATAGGATCCATTTCTCTTTTTCCAGAGTTTCTATCTCTATGCATCTGTTGTATTGATGCAAGTATTTTAGGATCGGTTGCTAACTTATTTAATTTAGCTTCTATATTTGATGCTCCTATTGCTCTTTGATACATTGACCTTAATCGTGGATTATCACTTAAATCAATCCCATCAGGAGAGGCATATGTAGAAGTTCTCATATCGTAACCACTTTCAAATAAAAGCTTTCTTCCCGGTCCCTGATCCAAATTAATAGAGAAAGGACTAAATGCATTAAACATACGAGTCGGAAAATCCCAGTCTCTTATTGGTCTACCATTTAATAAATCATATTTTATTGGCAAGCCACCATCAGGATCTAGTCCTTCAGCAAACTGGTTTCGGTTTCTAATTGATTGCCCTATTCCAGAGTTTAACTCTTTCATATGAGGATTTAAAACCTTACCTATCTCATTTCTTAAAGAAGACATAGGCATTGTGTTGTTTAGCAATCCAGCAACAATTGAGGGGAATGCTCCGGGTTTACCAGCGAATAAATCTACAAACTGTTGCATACCAGCTAAATAGGATTTAGCGGACACAGCTTGCATCATGACTACTGCTACCTTCTGTAAATTTTCCTCAGTCCACTCTTCTCCCATTAATTGACTGTGATCTCCAATATCAGCAATTGTTGAAAGTATTAAGTTAAATGGTTCAAATGAATCATATCCAACTTGTACTCCTCCAATAGTGATAGTTCTTGGTTTATACCCAGCATCAATCCATGTTTGTCTTTTCTTTCTATCTGCTGGTCCATTACCTGTAAGACCTCCATTCATAAAATGCATAGAAGCCATAGACACTAAAGAGCTACCAATAGCTAATCTTCCTATTTGCAAAGCTTTAGCGTTAGCTAATTCTTCAGCACTCTTAATACCATACTTACCAACTTCTGCTAGATTATCAGCTGTCGCAAAAGCTATGTCATTAAATTCCTTTACAAGAAAATTAAATCCGGGAGTATGTTTAGCGGTAAGAGTTAATCCATTAACACCAGTTCTTGCGAACAAGAAAAACGGTTTAGCCCATGGAGCCTTTTCAAATGCATCTTGTAACCCTTTAGAGAACCCTTCGAGATCGGTTGTAAGAGTTGCTTCTTTCTTTGCATATAAAGTCGCAGCATCAGTAATGTTTCCATCCGGGTCTGTAATAGTTGAGTAGAATTTGTTTTCTGCATTTTTTAATAAATCTGGAGTTATCTCTGTTATTTCACCAGCATCAAATTGATCCATAGCAAAACGCATAGCTTTTTCTTTAGCTTTTGCTCTACCTAAAATGAAACCAAAAGTCTCGTCAGTAGCTTGCATTATCTTTGTTGAGTAAGTAAAGAAAGAATTATTATTTAAAGCTCTAGCCATATTCGCTGTATAGTATGCAGCTTTATCACCCAAGTTCGCTTGTCCGCTATTCTCAACCCAATCACCTAATATATCCCATGTCTCAGATTCCTTTGTATAGTCTGAGTATCTAGTTTTAATATTAGCTACATCACCTGACCAGTAAGAATTAAGCTTAGTTTTAAATAAAGTCCATGCTTCAGGAATAGTTTGGATCATAGAGTTCATAGCAGCCATAGAAGCTCTTTGAGTAGTTCTATCTCCAGTTATTGTTGCACCTAATATCTGAGAAAATGGTCTTAAGAATGTTGCAGTTCCAGTACCCATGATTGCTCTAACTGGAGTTTTAGGTCCACTTAAAACACTATTAATCATCATGCCCTGTAGTTCTTTAGTAAGAACACCAACTTTCTTTTTCCCATTTAAGTATCCACCTTTCATCGTTTTCTTAACCCAATTATCAAAATCAGTTAAGTTGTGAATATCATCAGACATAGAGATAACTTCGTGAATAGCTCTAAATAAACTATCGTCAGCATCTTTACCAGCCACTTCCATAGCCAGTCTCCATGCATCTTTTGTTTCCTCAATGAAAGTATTAACTTCTGCTTTTACCTGCCTTGCACCTAATCCTCTAAATTCAGCTGATTGAGTCATCTTAGATAATTTAATCTGTGTTAAACCAGCAATTATCTTTTCATACATTGCACGAGATGGACCATCAACATCAGCAATATCTGCCACGTCAAACAGTTCTCTTGAAGCAATACCCATATCTCTAATCTCTCTCATAAGAGACCCAACTACTAAATCAGCAGCTACTACGTTGGCAGATTTCCAAACTTCTTTACCATCAATTCTGTTCATGTCGACATCAAACTGTCGCCAAAATTCCTCTGTGGTTAAATCAGTAGCATTTCTACCTTCTAATATCTCTCGAGCTTTTTCAGCTGCATATCCCCATTTATCTGCAAGAGAAGTGCCTTGTTGTTTGGCTAGTGCAATTTCAGCTTGAATCCTATCATCAGACATAAAATCTTC